AAAGAGCATGCAACGAAGAGAAGAGAGAGCTTGAGCAGAGAGCTCTGGCAGAGGAGAAGGCCTTCGAGGCTTACATCCGCAACCGCTACAACGAGAGGAGCGAGACCGAGCTCACCAAGGGTGACAATGGTGCAGTGATCCCCGCAACCATAGCAAACAGGATCATCAAGAAGGTGTATGACATCTGCCCTATCCTGGAGAGATCCAGCAAGTTTAACGTAAAGGGCACCCTGACCGTACCGTATTACAGCGAGGAGTCTCCTGCTGATGCCATCACTGTGGCATATGCTGAAGAGTTCACTCCGCTGACCAGCCATGTGGGCAAGTTCACCAGCACCATCAGCCTGTCCGGCTTCCTCGCCGGTGCGCTTGTTAAGGTGAGCCGCAGCCTCATCAATAACAGCCAGTTCAACATCGTTGAGTATGTTGTAGACCTGATGGCTGATCACATCGCCCGCTTCATCGAGCATGAGCTGCTGATCGGTACCCCTGCAAACGTGGGCGCCGGCACTCCCGCGAAGGTGCTGGGCCTTTATACCCTCACCAACGCCGTGACCGCTGCAAGTGCATCCGCTATCACCGCAGATGAGGTGATTAAGCTCCATGACGCAGTCAAGGATCGCTACCAGAGCAATGCTCTGTGGATCATGAGCCCCGCAACCCGTACCGCTCTGAGACTGCTCAAGGATGAGATGGGCAGATATCTCCTTCAGGATGATATCAGCTCTCCTTTTGGCACCAGTCTCCTGGGCAAGCCGGTCTATGTATCCGACAACATGCCCGAGATCGCAAGCGGCAACAATGTCATCTACTACGGCGACTTCAAGGGCCTGGCTACCAAGTTTGACGAAGAGATCAACATCCAGGTACTCCGTGAGCGCTTCGCTGATGAGCACGCTGACGGTGTCGTTGGCTGGTTCAGCTTTGACTCCAAGGTCATGGATCAGCAGATGATCGCTAAGCTTACCATGGCATCCTGATAGGAAAGGGGGGACAGGGGTATGCTGTACAAAGCAACCACCTCCTTCTCCGGCACTCAGATAAGCATGTCAAAGGGCAAGGTCAGTGAGATATCTGACCCTGCCCTTGTTGCTGATCTGACAAGGGCGGGTTATATCGTCCCCTTTGAGTCTACCGCGCCGAAGGCAGCGGAAAAGGCTCAGCCCAAAGTGGACGAGCCCGAAAAACCCAAGACGAAGAAAGGGGGAACCAAAAAATGAGCATGAAGATACAGGCAGTGATCCCGTTCACCATGCGGGACAGCTCCACCGGAGCGCTTACCTCTATCGGTGATGGCCAGATCGTGACCGTGACAGACGCACAGGGCTCTCAGCTTATCGCTGATGGCCTTGCTGTGGAGTTCACGCTGATCACTCCGACCGGTAGCATAGAGCTCAAAGATACCGCTGAGACGGATGTCACAGCCTATGCCAAGGCGCAGGTGGTGGACGCGAACCTCATCGCCGGGAACATCAAGAAGGATGTGACCATCCTGGGCGTGACTGGTACATATGAGGCCTAAGCGCCGGGGAGGTGCTTATGACCATAGCAAAGATATCAGATATCAAAGCGGCTGATCTGGCAGAGTTCATCCATCTGCCGGACCCGACTGCGGACGACTACACAACCTTAAACACCATGCTGGATATCGCAGTCGCATACATGGAACAGTACACCGGGCACACGTCCGAAGAGCTGGATGAGTATCAGGACTGCGTCATCGTGGCGATGGTGCTAGTGCAGGACATGTGGGACAACCGCAGCATGTATGTAGACACTACCAACACCAACAAGGTCGTGGAGAGCATCCTTAATCTCCACCAGGCGAACCTCTTATGATAAATGCTGGAAACTTCAACAAACGCATAAGCATCTACACCACCACGGTGGTCAAGGATGAGGCAGGCTTCCAGAGCAAGAGCCGCACGCTTCTGCTCCAGCCATATGCCATGGTCAAGACTACCCGGGGCATGACGCTCATCAAAAACGGGACGGACTTCGAGAAGGCGTACACGAACTTCACTATCCGATACCCGCACACGCCCATCGACAGGGACATGGAGATCGACTTCCGGGGGAAGACGTACACCATCGAATACCTAAACAATGTGGATGAGGCGAATGAGCTTCTGGAGATGCAGTGCAAGGAGGTCACCCACTGATGGCGAAGTTCAAAGTGGAGCTGCCGACTGATATCATCAAAGAGATGGAGTCGGTCTACAAAAACACAGACCACATCATCGGAGAGATGACCAGGGCCGGTGCTGAAGCGGTGGAGCACAACATGTGCTCCATGGCTCCCGATGATATCAAGCCATTTATCAAGCTGTCCAAGACCTACAAGACCCCGAGTGATGGCGGCATCAACACCAAGGTCATCATCTCGGGATATCTTCCCTTCAGCAACCCCGCCCGGAAGGTCTTCATCCGGTCCGGCGGAAGCGGGAAGAAGTACGAGACCACCAAGGGCGTGCCGGTGGACTTCCTGGCACAGCTCTACGAGTATGGCAGGAGCACAACCCCCTGGCCGAAGCGGCCGTTCATGCGGAAGTCCTTCAAAAAGAAGGAGATCGAGGAGGCCATGCTGAAAGCACAGGTCAGAGCGAGCGGAGGGATATTGAAAGATGAATGAATTGATTGAGAGCATCTTCGCTGGCTTTACCGTGGACGGTGTGGAGATCCCTGTGGCGTACATGTTCTATGAGGGCCACGGAGAGCCCTATGTGGTCTACATGCAGCAGGATGCAGATGGATCCATATCAGGCGATGACGAGCTCATCGGCTATGTGGACTATTACGATTTCGATGTCTATGCAAAGGGCAATTACAAGCCCATTGTGCAGGCTATCAAAGACGCGCTCAAAGCGCACGGATTTATCTGGCAGCCGTCCCGGTCTTCTCAGGACTTTTTTGAGACCGATACCGGCTATTACCATAAAACTCTCAATTTTGCATATCTAAAGGAGGAATAAGAGATGGCAAAGATCGGGTTGAGGAATTTTCTTTTCGGCATCCTCACCGAAGGACAGGACGGCTCCGCCAGCTACGGCGTGGCACAGAAGCCTGCAAAGGCTATATCCGCATCTGTGGATATCAGCAACAACGATGTGAAGCTCCACGCTGATGACGGCGTGGCAGAGAGCGACTCCACCTTCCAGAGCGGCTCCATCACCTTGGGCATTGATGATGAGGATGATGTGATGCTGGCTACCCTGCTCGGTCATCAGATCGAGAACGGCGAGATGATTAGGAACGCCCAGGACATAGCTCCCTATGTCGGCCTGGGCCGTATCATCACCAAGCTGGTCGGCGGTGTGTACAAGTACAAGGTGGAGTTCCTTTACAAGGTGAAGTTCTCTGAGCCCTCTCAGGAGAACAACACCAAGGGCGAGAGCGTGGAGTTCGGAACCTCTACCCTCAGCGGTCAGGTAATGGTTCTGGCAAATGGCAACTGGAGCGCAACCCAGACCTTTAACACCATGGCAGAAGCACAGGCTTATCTGGCGAGCTTCTTCGGCTCTGCGACTGCTGCCACTGTGACCTACAGCGCAAACGGCGGAAGCAACGCTCCCGCAGCTGTGAGCACCTATGTCGGCGCCACCATCAATGTGGATGATGGCTCTGGCCTCACCCCTCCCACCGGTCAGCACTTCATCGGCTGGGATACTTCAGCCAGCGCAACGGTGCCCGATGTGTCCGGCACATACAGAGTGACGGCTGCAGCTGTGACCCTCTATGCAATCTACGCAGACGACTGATCTGCGGGACATAACCACATAATGACGCACGGGGCGGCCTGAGGTCGCCCCAATTTTATTTATCCGGGAGGAATAATGAGATGAAAACAATGTATGGATCACTCCCCATCAAAGGAAGAGACTACAAGCTCGCCTTTGACCTGAATGTGATGGAGCTCATCCAGGGCAGATATGGAAGCATTGACGCCTGGATGGGGAAGCTCTTCGGGGGCGAAGAAGAGAACGAGTGCGATATCAAGGCGCTCAAGTTCGGCATCATGGAAGCCCTCAACGAAGGCATTGAGATTGATAACGAAGAGCAGGGCACTGACCTGAAGCCCTTCACGGAGAAGCAGGTCGGCAGGATCCTGACGGAGTTCGGCCTGGAGAAGGCTATGGCAAAACTGACCGAGACCATGAAGGATTCCACTGAAAACGAAGAAAAAAACGAGTAATCCACGATGAGTATGATCCTGTCATCGACTTCTCGTGGTTCTATTTCATAGGCCGCACGAAGCTGGGCCTATCTTTCAAAGAGACAGGGCGATTGACGCTTACAACTTTCAACAGACTATACCAACATTACAAAGATAACTGGGATCTGGAGATGCTCATGACGGCCTCCAGAATGACATACAAAGACGTACACAGGAAACAGCAACAGGATGAGGAGTGGTTCTGATGGCATTCGGTGGATCGGTCAAATTAACAGGCGCGGAAAGCTACAAAAAAGCACTTTCTGACATCACCAGAGAGCTGAAGGTGGTCAGCTCTGAAATGAAGGCCACCTCCACAGCGTTTGATGCCGGTGAAAAGTCCGAGAAGGAGGCAAAACAGAGCGCCGAGGAGCTGAAAAAGTCCCTTGAGCAGCAGAAGGCTGTCCTTGCCGAGGTCAAAAACGCTCTCCCGGGCCTCATCGATGAGTATGAAGCACTCGGGAAGAAGCATGATGAGCTGACCAAGGAGCTCGAGATCGAGCAGAAGACCCTTGAAGCGGTCAAGCGGGATTATGGCGAGGCCTCCGAGGAGTACAAAGCGCAGGAAAAGGTCGTGATGGATCTCGCAAAAGAGGTCAAGGCTTCCGGTGCTGAGTATGAGCGCATGGGCAAGGATGTGGCGAACGCCAAGATCCAGATAGCCAACGCTGAGACCAACATCGTCCAGACCACAGCGGCCCTGGATAACATGGGCGAAGCGGCTGAGGAGAGCGGAAAGGACGCCGAGAAGGGCTCCGAAGGCTTCACGGTCATGAAGGGAGTACTTGCAAACCTTGCCACTGAAGCTATTGGTGCATGTCTGAATGGCCTGAAACAGCTGGGCGGTGCTTTTATCTCTGTTGGCAAGGATGCCATTGGCGCCTATGCTGAATTTGAGCAACTGTCCGGCGGTGTTGCCAAGCTCTTCGGTGATGATGCTGATGCTGTCATGAAAAATGCTGAGAATGCGTTCAAGACGTCCGGCATGAGCGCCAACGAATACATGGAGACGGTGACGGGCTTCTCCGCCTCACTGATATCCAGCCTTGACGGTGACACAGCAGAGGCGGCGAAGATAGCAGATCGTGCTATCGCTGACATGGCAGACAACGCCAATACATTCGGCACCAGCATGGAGAGTATCCAGAGCGCATACGCCGGCTTCAGCAAGGGCCAGTATAACATGCTGGACAACCTCAAGCTCGGCTATGGTGGCACTAAGGAAGAGATGGAACGCCTCATCAAAGATGCCTCTGAGATGACGGACGTCATGGCAGAGCTGGGCATTGAGGTGAAGGCCGGCGACATGTCCTTCGCCAATATAGCAAATGCTATATCAGTCGTGCAGTCTGATATGGGTGTCATGGGCACCACGTCCAAGGAAGCTGCCACCACCATCGAAGGAAGCACTGCGAGCATGCAGGCGGCATGGCAGAACCTGCTTGCCGGTATGGCGAATGAGAACGCCGACTTCTCCGGTCTGGTCCAGAACTTCATGGACACCCTCATCACTCCGGATGGTCAGGGTGGCGTCATCGGAAATCTGATACCAAGGGTGCAGATCGTGATCGGTGGCATAGCTTCGGCACTCGGAGAGATGCTTCCGGCGCTGGTCAGCGGTATCGCGCCCCTGATCGAGAGTGCCCTGCCTGACCTTTCGGGCTCTCTGAGCAGTGCTTTTGAGTCTCTGGTGACTATGCTCCCGGAGATCCTGAGCCAGCTCACGCCTACTGTGATATCTATTGTGAGCTCCCTCACGGGCACGCTCTTGAAATCCATCCCGCAGGTCATATCTACTGGGATGGAGCTGGCCAGAGGCCTCCTTGACGGTCTCAGCCAGGCGGCCCCTGAGCT